TTGCCGAACATGAAAGCAACAAATAAATACATGGCAACAAATTTGATTCTTCTTGAGATTCTTTTGAGCATACGCAATTTCTTCCTTGGTTACAGTCTTGGTTACACTCTGACAGCCATTTATCAGAGTTGCTTTCTTTTCTTACTTTGTAGAACTCTCCATTACCATCATATCCACAATAGTCTTTCATTAGACTTCCTTTATTGGGTTAAAAAGCCAATGAGCTGCATAATCTGGTCTTGCTATGACCTTTGGTATTCTTCTCAATGGTTCTCTTGTCTTGAGCTTGTATCGTCTGTTGTATTCTTGCTGAGTGAATGGCAATGGCTTTTCTGCATCTGGTAGATTACCAGTCTTGTAGTAAACAGTATAAGCACCTGCTTCACTCCTAGCATAGTGGTCGATATAGACCATCTTCTTGAAGCGCATCTCTGTTAAATACTTTGAGAATGACTTGAGGCTCAGATTAACTGCATCTGCCATCTGGTGACAGTTCATTGGTTCTTTTTGCATCCTGAGTAATAAATACTGGATTCGCTTTTGTTTCATTTCTCTCTGACTCATATAAACCTTTCAAAACTGAGCTACTCGCTGCGTCTGTCTGCAATACATTCCTTATACAGGTGTGGCACAACAGCATCCGCTTTCGCTCATTGTTAATTATCTACAGATGGTAATCCATTGGCAACCGCCACCACCGCAAACATATTGTTGCCAGCAATTAGCGTGTTGAGCTACTGCTGTGCCAACTACTAAAAATGCTGAAATAGCTACTAATGCTTTTTTCATAATATTCTCCTTAGAAGGGGACTGAATCATCTGTTATTTCTACTAATGGAGCTTCTGTAGGGTTTTGTCCTACAGCTCGCTTTTCTAGGTCTGCAAAGTAAATCCATCCATCAAAAGGCACAGGCAAAGATTCAATCTTTAGCATCTCACCTTTACCAGTTTCCAATAAAACACCTACATTGACATAGCGAGTTTTTTCTTCACCTTGCTTGTTTGTGTAAGTACCTGCTTTAGCTTTTAGTTGTTTCTTGACTGCCATCTTTTAAACCTTTCAATTTATTTACTGTTTCGTTTACTTCATCTAAAAAAACTACTACTTCTTCTTCGAGCTTTGCAATATATTCATCATCTCGATTTACTCGGACAACAAACAACTGCAAATCCTCTGGAAGCCTTGGGTCGAAAGATACAAAGTCACACCATTGGCGGTTCATTACAGCCATCTGAGTTTGCATCTGAGGAATATACTTGGTCGGTGCTTTACCACTCAATAGAGTAGAAAGATGAGTCTTTGAATTGGGACACTTAATTTCGATAAGCCCATCTTCTCCAATAACACCATCAGGAGAGCAACCAAAATTAGCAATGGTAGGATGGTCAATAAACCCCAGCTCATCCACAAGAGTAGATGTCTGAGCTTCATAAGCCATTCTCGCTTGAGGCTCTGTTTCAACACCATGCAACATAGCTTCATTCTGGTAGAACTCCTGTTGCTTGCCAGTAAGTCTTTCGAGAACTAAGTCTGTCAAGTAATCTGCTCTAGTGGCTGAGTCCTTCTTAGCTAAGACTGCTGATACCTTACTAGCAGTTACTTTGCCTAGTCTGGCTGCATACCATTCTTCTGTTCTTTGTTCCATTATCTACTCCCTAACCAAAGGATTACCCCTACACAGGCTAACCCTGCCAAAAAACCTAATAAAAGGACAAGAATTATAGTAATCATTTTACTTCAGACATCTCTTGAAGAACAAGGGATAAATCGTCTGCATACTTACTACAGTTCTTTGCTGTCTTGATTGCACTAGTCCAGTCACCTGCTAGACAGTAGTGGTGCAACACCTTTACTTCTGCCATTAGGTCAATCCAGATACCTGAGTAGTCTTTTTGGTCATCCATCTTCATTGCTCGTTTCTCCATGCTAAGTGTTTATAAGTCTGCCATTTTTCAATAAATCTTTTATCTTCGCTAGGTGGTGTCCATCCTAGTTTTCTGAGTGTTTCCAAGATATTCGTCTTAGCTGCTGGAATATATGGTTTATCAATATTGTCTAAGTGGTTCATGCTAACTGTGCCTTTCTATCTTCTTTAGCCTTGTTGATTCTTACTAAGGCTGCTTTGTCTTTGCTTGCAACCTTGTAGCCATGAGCAAAGTTCTTCTTGAGTTCATCCATGTCTTTTGACAAGATAATCATTTCTTCTAGCTCTGTGACATCTACAGGCTCTGCATCTTCCTGTGGCAAGTCCTCACCAGCATAGATATACAAGCCGATACCATGCAATGCGATAGCTTTGGCTAGGCATCTCTGCATAGCTGTATTAACTGCAAAAGCATCTGGGTTAGGAATGGCTTTATTGCGGTAGTCCATCACAGGTAACTGTGCAGTCATAGACTTGCCAAAAGCATTGACTGTGCAGAACACCATCACAGTCTCACCAAACAATACTGGCTGACCATAAGACCAAGTAGCCATAGGGTCTTGCTGCAACAACTGGTCACAAGCCCAAGCCCATGACAAATAGCTAAGACCATTCTTCTTCTCAATCTTGCTTGAGACATCAATCTTTCTTAATTCTGCATACTTACTCATTTATTTCTCCTAAAAAACTTATTAACAAAACTGCGCCAACAAAAATATACTGCTGTGGACTTACACAATCCTGACATTCTTAGTCTGCGGTATTTGGTTATCATCTCTCATCCCATTGAGTTCTTAAGTCCATCTCATAGTTAGCCCTGTCATTGGCATAACCTTCCATGACTTCTACTGTGTGATTCCAGACCCATCTGCCTAGAGTCTCAAAGTCTCTGTTCTCTAGCAACTCTTGGAGTCGCTCACCTTGTTCTTTGCTGGTCTGTTCCATAGCTTCTAGGAAGTTATTAACCTTGCATGGGTTATATTCATCAGCCATAAAGTCATCAACTAGTTCTTCAAAAGTCATCATCTTCTCCTTAAATAAACAAAGCAAACATTGAACCGATAACTGCGCCTAAAACTGCTGCACCTAAAATATCTAACTTAGTAACTTTCATATAAACTCCTTAAACAATTAAACTTCAGTAATAGAGATAATGGACTAGAATACTTACACCAAACTTACAAATGCAAACTATTTTCTAGGTATTTTCCCTAATGTTTGGCATTGGATAGCCTGATGATATAATTATTGTATGAACAGACAATCCTCTCCCAAAAAAATAGCTGCTGCTTTAAGAAATTTAGAGCTTGCTAAAGAAAAGAATCAATCAAAGGTTTTTGGTATATGGCAATGCAAAACTTGTAAAAAAGAGGCTAGAGCTACTGTTCACCAGTTAAGAAAGACTTATTGCTCAAGCTCTTGTATGGCTATAGATTATAAAACTAGACTTTCTGGGAAAAACAATCCTCACTTTAAAAATGCAGGGCTAAAAGTATGCGAATATTGCAATAAAGAATTTAATAGCTATCAAAAAGAAAGACGATTTTGCTCACAAGACTGTTCTATTAAGGATAACTTCCCATTGAGAACCTATGCTAAAAAAGATTTAAACCACAATTTTATCGTTGAAATTCTTGTTAAAGGTGGTGCAAATGTTAAAGATATGTCTAAAGTTGCTGGTGGGATGCCAGACCTTTTAGTTTGGTATTTAGACGAATGGCACTTAATTGAAATTAAAAACCCTAAAACTCACTATGGTAGGCAAGGTCTAAGTAAATTACAAAAGAAATTTGCTGAAGAATGGAATGGAAGCTGCGTATTTATTATAAAAACAGAGGAAGATGCAAACAATTTTTTAGCTGGTAAGTTTGAAAGCATTGAGCAAGGGGGTAAATTTAAAAAATTAAATAAACTATTGCAATCGTAAAAAATATGGTTTAATGTTTTGACTGGCTAGGTTCGCTACCGAAAAGTGGACTCCTTCACCCACCTGCCAGTTCCTTATAAGTGAAGGCTTTTGAAGGAAAGTTATGTATTATTACAAATTCAATATTGCTGACTGGCATCTCGCAACAAGTCACTTAAGCCTAGAAGAAGAAGCCATTTATTTTAGGCTCATAAATTACTATTACGACACAGAACAAGCTATCCCAGAAGAAACCCAGTCGGTTATCAGGCGGTTAAGACTCGGTTCTTACTCGGAAACTGTTGGGATTATTCTCAAAGAATTTTTCACTTTAGAATCAGATGGGTGGCATCATAAGCGGTGTGATGATGAGATTTCTCAGTATCATGAAAAGGCAGAAGTCAATCAAATCAATGGTAAGAAGGGTGGTAGACCTAAGAAAACCCAGTCGGTTTCCAAAGATAACCCAGACATAACCTTAACCAAGAACCATAAACCATTAACCAAGAACCAAATAATAAATACACCTGATGGTGTTTCTGAATCTATTTTTAAAGATTATTTAGAAGTCAGAAAAGCTAAAAAAGCCAAATGGACTGAAACAGCATTAAAAGGCTTACAAAGAGAAGCTGCTAAAGCTAAGATGTCTTTACAAGATGTTATGCAACTATGCTGTGAAAGAAACTGGGTAGGATTTAAAGCTGAGTGGGCTAAACCAGAAGAAAGCAAGGTAGGGCAATTACCACTAGGAACAGACAAGCAAATAGCTCATGCTTACGAAGTTGAGTGTGGTGGTGACCCAACAAAAGCTAGATTTAACAGTTATTTTGAAATGAGGAAGTTTATTGAAGATTTCAGAGATAAACAAAAGCGAACAGTATCGTCATGAGTGCGAACTTAGATTTATTGCAAGCATGAATTTGTCAGGAAGAAGAAAGTATTTGGCATTAGTGTTAGATAAGCGAGGAGTAAAGTCGCTTGAAAAACTAAAGGAAGGTTTAACTCAATTATGGATAAAGAACAAATAAACCAAAGCATGACAGCTATAGACCCTAATAAGGCTGTTAGTTTCATCATTGAAAATGCACCAAAGTATGCAGAAGCTAAGTCAAATAGGGTTTACCTAGAGAACTTTTTGAAGGTAAAGAAGGCTGATTTGATTATGAAATGCAATGAAAGCTCAATCACAAGAGCCGAGCATTATGCCTTGGCGCATCCTGACTACTTGGTCATTGTTGAGGGAATAAAGGTAGCTATGCTTGAAGAAGAAAAGCTCAAATACTTCCTAGAGGCTGCAAAGCTAAGAGCTGAGATATGGCGAACTACAGAAGCATCTAATAGAAATCAGGATAGAGCTACAAGATGAGTGCATTAGATAAACAAGTATCTGGAAGCCATTACAAAGACCTTGTAATACAGCCAATACAGTTCATTCATGCAAACAACATTCCATTTATGGAAGCCAATGTCATAAAGTATATTTGCAGACATAAGACAAAGAATGGATTAGCAGACTTACAAAAAGCCAAGCACTACATTGAGTTGCTTATGGAGCTTGAATATGATGCGAAACCCTGATGCCAAGCATCTAAACTTTGCTGGACTATCTGGGATAATTCCTGATAATCCTAAGTGGCTGCCATCTAATATTGATATGCTGATGGAGCGTAAAGGACAGTTTTTGCTGTGTGAATGGAAAAGACCTAACGAAGAATTTGGTGGTGGTCAGAAGCTACTTTTAAAGGCTTTGTCTAAGCAACCTAACTTTACTGTCTTAATCGTGCAAGGTCACACAGACGAAGAAATGGTAGTGGATAAGTTCTGGCAGGTAGAATTTGACCTATTAAGGCATAGAGGAGATTCTTTGCTTGAGCTAAGATTATTCATTAAGAGGTGGTATGAACAAACTGAGAGCAATGAATAGTCCTTCTAAACGAATAGACGATTGAAGTATACATGACTACAAAAGCAGAAAAGGAGCATTATGGAAAAGTGGCGAGTCTCGGATGTTCCTTGTGTCGTTATCTTGGGTACGGAGAATCACCGCCTGAGCTACACCATATTAGACGAGCAGGGAAACGAAGTAATGCACCAGTCATACCATTGTGTACCGAACACCACAGAGGAAATACAGGAGTTCATGGAATGGGAAGAAAGGCTTTTGAAAGAAAATATGGGGTTACCGAAGAAGAACTTTTAGAATATACTTTGGACTTATTATGAATATTCACGAGAGATTGCTTAACTGGTCATACTATGTCACTTTGTGGCTAGATGACCCTTCTCCAAAGCAGCCATCTACTTGTCGCTCTTTTGAAAAGAACTACAACCCAGAGCTAGGCAATGTCATGGAAGAAGATTATCCTGATATGCCGAGTATTGACTGGAAAGATGGAGAACTAGTAGAGTCTTGTATGAAAGACCTTCCAGAACACCATAGAAGGGCTTTAAAGGCATTTTATGTCAGCCATCCATACCAGAGTAACCATTCTATCGCTAACTACCTTAGAATCAATGTAAAGAAATTAGAGAATGACCTACAAGAAGCCAGAACAAGAATTAGCAAAGAGCTTAATCGGAAACTATCAAGAGACAAGGCTTTGTGATAACTGCAGGACTAAGAAACCAAAGCACACAGGATACTTCCAGAAATTTAACAATGGTCTGAACCAAAGATGGATTTGTAGGGACTGCAAAGAAAAACTTGTTGAATCTTAAAAAATATAGTAACATTGCCTTGGGAAAGTGTTTCTTGCACTTTCGTATTAATAGTGAGAAGTGATTTTAGCCCTAGCAATAGGGCATTTTTTTTGGGAATTTTATGGACAAGACAACAATCATGGTAGGTCTGTTAGGTGGTAAGCCTAAGATGGCTGAGAGCAAAGAGGGTGGACTTCTTGAGAGTGATGTCTCTGCTTGTCCATTGGCAACACAAGACAAGGTTATCAACGAAGGTAACAAGCGCAAAGCGGTAGTGGTCGCTAACTATACAGACAAGCCAGTAGCCAAGTGCATGGATTGTGAGTATTTCTGTCCTTCTAAAGATATGCCGACCTGCGGTATGGGTAAGGGCATGGGCTTCTGCGACAAGTTCGAGTTTATGTGCAGCGAAAAGAATGGCTGTGATGAGTTCGAAGTAAAGACAGAAGAAGAAGAAATGGAAGATGACTATGAAGAATAGTCTCTATGGCAATATCCATGCAAAGCGCAAGCGTATTGCTGCTGGCTCTGGTGAAAAGATGAACAAGGCTGGTAGCAAAGCTGCTCCTAGTGCTAAAGACTTCAAGGCTGCTGCAAAGACAGCCAAACCATACAAGGCTAAAAAATGAAAATGACTAAGGCTCAGAAGAAGATTGGCAAAGTAATGGGTGAATATAAAGAAGGCACTCTGCACTCTGGCAAAGGTGGCAAAGTGGTCACTAACCCAAAGCAAGCCATTGCTATTGCGATTAGCGAAGCATCTAAAAAAGCTCGCTACAAGAAATGAAGATTAGAGAAGCTGCCAAGATTCTTGAGAGAATTGGGGTAGATGGCTTCAACAAGCCAAAAAGAACTCCAAATCATCCTACTAAAAGCCATGTAGTAGTGGCAAAAGAAGGTGATAAGACCAAGACAATACGCTTTGGTCAGCAAGGAGTATCAGGTTCACCAGCTAAGAAAGGTGAGTCTGAGGCTGATAAAGCAAGAAGAAAGTCATTCAAGGCTAGACACTCAGCCAATATTGCTAAAGGCAAGATGAGTGCAGCTTACTGGGCTGACAAGGTTAAATGGTAGTAGTTCACCTAAAGAACCTACAAATACAATGGAATAGCTTGGCAGAGAAAGATATATTTTTAAGCCAACTCTATCCTTACTTACTAGAATTAGCAGATGAGCTGAATACCGATAATATACAGTTCATTGGGGATAGACCAACACTTCATTAGGACAGGAAATGGCACAAGCACTCTTAGGCGGTTTATTACCTGCCATCTACTCTGGAGCAGACCAGCTCAAGAGGGGAGTCTATGGTCTTTTGACTAATCCACAGGAACAAGCAGAAAGAGCTGCACAAAGCCTATTGCAAAGCAGAGCAGAAAGACAGGCTCTAATGGCTAGGACTTTTGCTAATCCTGAGAGACCATTCCAAGTAACAGACCAAGCTGGTTTATCACAATTAACTGACCAAGTTATGTCTGGTGAGCTAGGATTTGCTCCTGCTGGTATGACAGCTTGGCATGGTAGTCCATATGCTTTTAATAGATTTGATATGTCTAAAATTGGCACAGGAGAAGGCGCACAGTCTTATGGATATGGAATGTATTTTGCTGAAAATCCTGCTGTTGCTAAACAATATCAAGCAGCTTTAAGTGATACAAAGTATTTTGCAGATGGTAAACAGTTAAAAGGTGATGATGCTTGGGCTGCTCAGTTTTTGCATGACTTCCAATATGATGCTTTGCCTAAAAAAGTAGATGTAAATACAGCAGTAGCAAAAGCTAACGAAATATTAAAAGCTGGTGAAGCCAGAGAGCAAATAGTAAGCAAGATTAAACAATTAGATAAAAAAGGTGTATCAGTTGAGAGTGGAAGCCTCTATAAAGTAGATATTCCTGATGAGCAAATACCAAAAATGTTAGATTGGGATAAGCCATTTAAAGAGCAATCAAAAGATGTGCAATCTGTGTTAAAAGAAATAAATCCAAACATTTCTGAAAATGATGTTGGCAGAGTTATATATGAAAGTTTTGCAAGACCAAGCAAAATGCCAGAAAACTCACCAATGATTGAGTTTATGAGAAATAACCCAGAATTGACTCCACAAGCAGCAGCATCTAAGTTTCTTAATGAAAAAGGTATTAAGGGTATACGCTATTTAGATGAGGGAAGCAGAATTTCTCCTAAATATACTGGTGACCCAGCCTTTATTTATGCTGGAAATGATTTTAAACAAAATGGTTATACACTAGAAGAAGCCTTTGAAGGCATGAAACAAGCATATAAAAATGAAGATTTTAAAGAAATAAAAGATGCCTTGGGTGAAGTGTATGGAGTAAAGCCTAATCAAACCTCTAATTTTGTAGTCTTTGACCCTACTGATGTAAAGATGTTAGAAAGAAATAGCCAGCCAGTAGAAGGTTTGCTAGGAAACTAATACTGTTGTATTATTGCAACATCATCAACCAAGAACCGCAAGGATTGGAATGGAAAACAGTAGCGAAAACAACAATTTAGGAATTGAATCAATTAGTTCTGTAGGTGCGCCTAAAGGCAATGACAATGCTAAGAAGGGCAAGTTGTTCTATAACGAGCTAAGAAAAGCTCTAGTGCAACATGACCAGTTAAAGCTAAGACAGATAGCAGACAAGCTAGTAGAGAAAGCCATAGATGGCGAGTCTTGGGCTGTTAAAGAAATCATAGATAGAGTAGATGGCAAAGCAATACAGGCTACTGAGATTAGTGGTGCTGATGGCGAGGACTTGAAACTGGTGGTCACTTGGCAGAAGTAATAATCCCATATAAACCTAGAGAGCCACAGCTTAAGATTCATGAGCTGATGGATAAGCACAGATTTGGTGTAGTAGTAGCTCACCGAAGAATGGGTAAGACAGTTAGTGCGATTAACCACCTTATTAAGGATGCGGTTCTTAATACTAAGGAAAACCCTAGGTATGCTTATATTGCTCCTACTTATGGACAGGCAAAGCGAGTGGCTTGGGATTATCTTTGTAAGTATGCAAGACCTCTAGGTGGCACAGAGAATATCTCTGAGTTGCGAGTAGACTTCATGGGTCGCAGAATACAGCTTTATGGCTCAGAAAATTTAGACTCGCTCCGAGGGCAATACTTTGATGGGGTAATTTTAGATGAGGTCGGAGACCAAAACCCTAAGATTTGGACAGAGATTCTAAGACCAGCTTTATCAGACAGAATGGGATTTTGCCTGTTTATTGGGACTCCAAAGGGACAGAACCATTTTAAAGACCTAAGAGACCGAGCAGAAGATAATCCTAACTGGGGACTGCTAGAGTTTAGGGCAAGTGAGACAAAGATAGTTCCAGAGTCAGAGCTGAAGGAAGCTAGGGCTGAGATGGGCGAGGACAAGTATCAGCAAGAGTTTGAATGTAGCTTCCATGCTGCTGTAGAGGGCAGTTACTATGGCAAACTGATGAATGACTTGGAAGAAAAAGGCAGGATGGTAGAGGTTACAAGAGATGACCTATGCCAGACATTTACTGCTTGGGACTTGGGAATGGGTGACTCCACAGCTATTTGGGTGGCTCAGATGACAGGTCAAGAAGTAAGAATCATGGACTATGTAGAGAATCATGGTCAAGGATTAGACTGGTATGTGAACTGGATTAAAGACAATGGCTGGACTAATGCAAGCCATAAACTTCCGCATGATGTGTCAGTCAGAGAATTAGGTACAGGAAAATCTAGGTTAGAGATGCTACAAGGTGCAGGACTGAATGTAGATGTTTTACCTAGATTGTCGGTAGATGATGGTATTCAATCAGTCAGACGATTGTTGCCTAGATGTTGGTTCAATATGCCTAGAGTTAGACAAGGAGTCGATTGTCTGAGAAACTATAGGAGAGAGTTTGACGAGAAGCGAAATGTTTACTATGAGAAACCTTTGCATGACTGGGCTTCTCATGGTTCAGATGCTTTTAGGTACTTGGCAATAGGTCTAGATAACACAGGTAGCTCGTGGTCTAAGCCACTACAGATTAACACTAAATGGGTCGTATAAATGGACATTAACCAATTAAAAGGTATTCTTGATGCTGAGATTGATAACTCTCTTGGCTTCATTGAGACAGAGACTACAGATGCTCGTAGAAAAGCTCTTGAATACTACAATCGTGAGCCTTATGGTAACGAAGTTGAGGGCAGAAGCTCTATCGTTACAGGTGAGGTAGCCGAGGTAGTAGATGGTGCATTGCCACAATTACTGCGCATTTTCACTTCTTCAGACGAGATGGTTCGCTTTGAGCCTAAGAACGCTGGTGACGAGGAAAAGGCAAAGCAAGCGACTGAATATATTAACTGGGTGCTAAACCACGACAACCAAGGAACAATCCTATTCCATAACTGGTTCAAGGATGCCTTGTTGCAGAAGAATGGTATCGTTAAAGTCTACTGGGATGACCAGACAGATGTAACAAAAGAGAAGTATGAAGGCTTGAACGAAGAAGAATTGACCATGCTTTTGGCAGACCCAGAGGTAGAAGTGGTCAGTCAAGATATGGAAGAATTAGTACCTGCTAGTCAAGACCCAGTAACAGGTATGCCAGTTCCACCTGTGTTTTCATACAGCGTAAAGCTAAAGCGCACTAAAAAGACAGGCAAGGTTATTGTTGAGAATGTCCCACCAGAGGAGTTCTTAATCAGCAAGAAGGCTAGAACTATTGCTGATGCTCCATTCGTGGCACACAGAAAACTAACAACTCGTAGCGAATTAGTCGCTATGGGCTTTGACAAGACATTGGTAGATGCTCTGCCAGCTTACTCAGACCTAACATATTCTGAGGAGCGCATTGCTCGTTATGACCGAGGAGAGATGCCAGACGAGACATCAAGCCTAGACCACACTATGCAAGATGTGGAAGTCATGGAGTGCTATATCAAGGTAGACTTTGATGGTGATGGTATCGCTGAGTTGCGTAAAGTAACTTATGCTGGCAAAGACATTCTGGACAATGAAGAAGTGGATTTTGTTCCATTCTGCTCAATCTGTCCTATTCCTATGCCACACAAGTTCTTTGGTCAGTCATTAGCAGACAGAGCTACAGACCTACAGTTGATTAAGTCTACTGTTACTCGTCAAATCCTAGACAATATGTACATGGTGAACTCACCAAGGATGGCAGCAGTTGAAGGTCAAGTAAACCTAGATGACCTATTGACAGTTACAGCTAATGGTGTGATTCGAGTTAAAAATGCTGGTGCTTTGAATCCAGTAGTAGTTCCACCTACAGCAGCTCAGTCATTCCCATTGTTACAGTATTTAGACCAAGTTCAAGCAAAGCGCACAGGTGTTAATGAGATGAGCCAAGGCTTAGATGCCAACATCTTGCAGAACACTACTGCTACTGCTGTTGCTATGGTTCAGAACGCTGCTGCTGGCAAGGTAGAGATGATTGCTCGTATCTTTGCAGAAACAGGCATTAAAGACCTATTTGAGAAGATGTTGCAGTTACTATGCAAGTATCAGGACAAAGCTCGCATCATTCGCTTGAGAGGTCGTTATGTAGCGATTGACCCAAGAGAGTGGGAAAATGGCTTTGACTTGTCAATCAATGTAGGATTGGGAACTGGTGACAAACAGCAACAGATGGCTATGATTGCTGCAATTATGCAGAAGCAAGAGCAGATTCTACAGACTCAAGGCTTTAACAATCCGCTAGTTACCATTACTCAGTATCGTCAGACATTGGGTAGATTCATTGAAGCTGCTGGATTCAAGGATTCTCAAGAGTTCTTCAAAGAGATTCCACCAGAGCTAGAACAAGCCATTGCTAACCCACAGCCACAGCAAGCTCCAGTAGACCCTGCGGTACAGGCTTATATGGCTCAAGCACAGGCTCAGATGCAGATTGACCAAGCCAAGGCTCAACAGCAGATGGCTCTAGACCAGCAGAAGGCAGAAGCTGATTTGATGTTGCAACAACAGAAGGCACAGGCAGAAATCCAGTTGAAGCGAGAGAAAGCAATGGCTGACTTAGAGCTAAAGACTGCAGAGTTCCAAGCTGAAGCCCAATTG